AATATCGTAAAACGGTTGGAATATGCGTTTTCCAATGGTGGGTTTTATTGTGCGATGTTTTGCTGTCTTTGTTGTGGTTGTTTCGCTGGGGTGTGGATCGTCGAAAGATCAAATCAACGATCTGGAAAAAAAACTCGCGGAATCTGAATCGGTGGCGCATCGCTGGAAGGAACTTGCGCAACGATACCAAAACAATGACAAGGACAAATTGCTTTCTGATATCGATAAACTCACTCGCGAAAACCATCAGCTAAATTCCGAACTCAAAAACGCGAATGACAGAGCAGCGGCGACCGTTACGGCCAATGACTTAGCGGTTGCAAGTGCCACACTTGGTATCGACGATGAAATTAAAATGTGGAAGAAATTCGCCGTTGCGGGCTTGCTACGATTAAGAACAACACTCGGAGAGCTTGAAGCTGCAAAAGCCAGAGAGTTAGTTGACCCCTTAAGATTCGAAGAAATCCTTGCGGCGAATCTAGATAAGCTTCGCGGATTTTCCGACGCGTTCAAATCAGACGAAGGTAGGCAATTACTTCTCGATGAAGTTGATAGTCTCTTAAAAGAGAGCGGCCTGGATATTAACGAGTTTTAAATGGCTTTTCTCTTTTTATTGGCAAAGCGACCTAATAAAACGCAACATTTGCACACGTTACCCTAGGGGCTGGCGTTCAAATTTTCGGCCGTTTCTGGGGTGTGGCATAGGCTTCTAGCCTGTGACTGAAAAACCAGCGGTCGCGTGGCATAGGCTTCTAGCCTGTGGGTGATTTCTCTTTACCTGCGGCCGGTCTTATTGTGTTTCTTCTTGGTTCCGGTTCCCGGTCGCGGCGGCCGCTTGCGAACGAAGCTTTTTTAATTCTTCGACCGTCGATCGCAAAAGTTTTAATTGTTCGCGTCGATCATTTTCATCGATCCCGCTTCCGAATGGGTTAATCGAAAAACGGTTTTGCACTTGCTGTTGTCGCGTGGTCAATTGATCAATGAACGTGTCGATTTGCGAAACGGGCGTCGATCCTGATAACGCGTTCATCTCGACCGATTCGGCCATAAAGTTAAGCGACGACGAAGCCAAGTTGCGGGCCCGTGTTGCGGCCAACGCCTCGACCGCTTGGTTTCTGGCTTCGGCAAGTGGGGCCATCCCGGTTGATTCTAAATATTGTTCTTTTGCGGTCTTGCCGCTTTTCTGGATTCCCTGAAGTTCTAATTCTTTTGTGCCGCCGATCAATAGCGAACGCATTTCGTCGACCCGCTTCGGCGACGACGTGATCTTGCTCAATGCGTCGTCAAGGTTTTTGGACGTTTGCGAATTGGTGTCGGTGATTAACTCGCGGATCACGCCCGCCGCTTTCGCCTCGAATCCTGCTTTCAAAAATTCTTCGCGTGTCGTAACGTCCGCTTCGCGGATCGCTTTCAATTTGTCTTGGAAACCATCAAGCGACGGAAACGTTTCTTCTAATTTCTTTTGCAACGCGATCACGGCCGTTGACGTCGACGCCCCTTCGACGTCGCCCGTTTGGGCTCCGATCGCCGCGAACAGTGCCCCGGCTTGGCGGGTTTCTTCGGCCCGGTTCGCTCCTTCCGTATAAACTCGCGACTGAGCGACCGCCGGGGCCAAGTTTTTTAACGCGTCCAAGCGGTCGATTCGGGCTTGCCCTTGAATACCCAAAACCAAACCAAGCGTTTCTTTTGCCGATCCGCCGGTCGCTTTTTGTACGTCGGCGACGGCTCCCGAAAAACTCGCGAGTTGGGCCGGGGCGTCGCGAAAAAACGGGGCCGCTTCTCGCAAAATGTCGATCGTCTGGTTTTGGTTGCCGCCGGTCCCGGATAACAACGACGACGCCGCTAGATTCAATTGCCCTTGATCGCCGAACTTTGTTTCGGTGTTGATCTTCTCGACCTGATCCAAAAACGAACTTAATTCCTTTTTCGAAACTTGCCCGATATTTTTTACGATCGACGCTTGTGATCTAGCAACCGTTGTCGAAACACTGAGTGCTTCGCCTTGCAATCGTTTTTGATCCGCCAAAACGGAATTCACCGCCGAAATTGCGGTCTGCATTCCGACATAACTTTTGATCGCCGATTCGGCCCCACTGGCGATATTTGAAAACCCGCGACGCATGGTCTGATTTGATTTTTTCGCTTCGGTCGCCATCGCCCGGCTGGCTTGCGTGATCTTTTTCATTTCTTCGCGTTGTTTGACAAGTGCTTTTCGCATCTTGTCCATTTCGCGATTAACCTGCGAACCGTCCGTTATGAATTTTTGTTTTTGCGTGGCCATTGTTTCCAATCATCGAAGCGGCATTAAATAAACATTGCCCGATTCGCCGTTTCGGCGGCGGGCGTCAATAATCGGGGCCCAAACCATTTGGGCGATGGTCGGTTGGAACCCCGAAAATCGATTTGGATTTTCTAGCCACGAAAAAAAGATAAAGTCGTTTAAGTTTTTTTTTGCGGCTCGCTGTTTTCTTCGGTTGGCATGTTAGGCGCGTCGATCAGGCATTCTAAAATCGCGGCGACCGTCGACGACGTGAAAATCGCTTGATCAAATTGCCGAAAAAAAACGTTCGATTCAATTGGCCCGATTCGGTAATTCCACAAAACAACTTTCGCGGCAATGGCGACTTTTCGTTGCTGTTTCAAATCCGCGTCGCCATAGATTCCGTCGAAAACTTCGACGCCCAAATCAAATAGTTTTCGGTGGCGTTTTTCGACTTGCTCGTCGTGGGAAAAGTCGACGTCGCCGTTTTCCGGGTGACTAAAAACGAAACTTTTTGCAAGCGAATCATTTCCGACTGGCGACCGGGCGACCGGGATTTTCAAACGGTCGCCGAAACCTTTGATCGGCAATTCGTAGCCGCCCAAAAACTCCGGCCGTAGTAAATCGGCCAAATCTGGCGGGGTCTTTTTTTCATAGCAAATCGAAAAACGATCGCTCATTTCCAAAATCACCAAATCTGAAAACGGCGGTTCGATTTGCTCGATCTTTCGCCCGGCCGGGATCGGTGTAATTAAAACGCCCTTCGGTCGCGAGTATTCAACCGCGTAGAAATCTTTCGTTTCCGTTTTTAAATCCTTGCAAACGATCCGCATTTCCGCCGGAAGTTTCAATTTTCCCGAATCGTAGATTTCCGGCTTTGTTTTGTTGTGAATAAAATATCGTAGCGGGTGTCCGATTTTGCTCATGGTTTCGCTTTCGTTTTTGGTTTTGGTTTTGGTTTCGTTTTTGGTTCTGGTTTGTGTGAAAATTGCCGGGCGAAATCCTTTCCGCCCGACTTCGGCGTCGCTGCCGTTGGTCAATGGTCTTTTTAACTGGCCTTAATGCTCCGGCGATAAGCCCGGCAAGCTTCTTGCATTGTTGAAAATACGTCTTTGATTTCCGTCGGGGTTAGCTTCTCGATACTGGAAAGCCAACTTTTCATTTCGGCGACCTCGTAACCGCCCATTTCCAAGATTGCCGAACGAACGTTGGTTGTCGACAATTTGACCGCCGCCCCGATCGCCTTATAGGCCGCGACAAGTTGATCGCTTCCGAATTGGTCGTCGCACAAATCGCATTCGTCGCACGGGGCCGGGACTTCGGCGTTTTCGATTGTGGCGGCGGGCGGCGTTTCGACCTGGGCTAATTCGATCGCTTCGTTAATGTTCGCGGGCGGATCGACTGGGGCGAATGTCGACGACGCTTCGGCGGCGGGCTCCGTGTTCACGGTTTCGGCGTTCACCATTTCGGAAAACTGGGCGGCGTCGGCGGCCAACGCGGCGTCGGCTTCTTTTAGTTCAAGCTCGTTTTTCTCTTGCGACATTTTTTTAAAATCCGGGGTTTTACTGGTTGGACGATCTTAGAAAACCCCATTAAAAAAGCCCGGCGTTTCTGCCGGGCTTGGATTCTGTTTTTTTGTTCAAAATGCCTATTCGGGCGAATTGCCCGGCGGGTTCCTGTCACGGGCTTTAATCAATTCGTCGACCAAGACGCCGACGACTTCGTTTGGCTGTTTCGCCGCGACGTCGATCAAAACTTGGGTTACCCGCTGCGCTTCGATGATATCAATCGCGTCGGGCGTGGCTGAAATCGCGACGTTTAAGTCGCGAAGGCTCTTAATCTCCATTGAAAAGCTTTCGTTTGGGGTTGAATGGGTTGAAAAGTCGTTTTACGCGATCGCTTGATCAGTCGCGATTGTAAACGAACGGACGCGGAATTTTAATTGACGGTTCGACGATGGTAACACGTCGCCAGCGGTAACCGTAAATTTGATATGCTTCGACGCCGCGTTGGTTTCGCCGACCTGTTTCAAGTAGAAAACGCAACTGGTTAACGCAACCGACGCGTTGGCGTCGATCGCTTGCGTCATATCGTCTAAATCGATCGTCAAAACCGATTCGTAATCGTCAATCGCGGAATAGTTCGTGAAATCGCTGCCGCTGCAATTCTTGTCGTCATACGTGATATTGTTTTCCCACGTCGCCGACAAAACGCACGGCTCGCGATCGGCGATATCGCCCGTGATTCGAAAAACAATCGGCCCGCATTTGAACGCCTGATCAACAACCGAAACCGACGATAACGCCGCCGCTTTATCGTTGGTCAATGCCGAAAGCGTTTGCAACCGGCAAGAAATCGTCGCGTTCCCGTCCGCCGGGGCGTTGAATGACTCCCACGACAAAAACGACGCGTCGACACGCTGGTCGATATGCTCGGCTGTTGCCAGCGGCGTGCGGACGCCCGACGATTTGCCTTTTCGAAATGTCAAAATCTGATCGGCCCCGCTCGACGGGAACCCCTGACAAATATTTTCATTTCCGGCCGTTGCAATACACAAATCAATAATTGTTTGAATGTGTTGCGTTTCGAAATTGAACTTATGCGAAGTCATTGTGACGCCGGTCACGGCTGGCGACGCGTCGCCCGCTTGGCGTTGTAGAAACTCGGAAAATTCATACGATAACCCGTCGTCGCTTTCCATTTGCGGAATTGACGTTCCGGCCAAGTCAAGTTCGGCAAGTCGAAATTTTTCAGACATTTAAAAAACCTTTCTATTTGAATCGTTGTTTTGTTTTGTGGTCTAAGTTATCCAAAAATTCGCTAAGTTCCGCGTAGGCGACCCGCTCTAATTTGTTGGCTTCAATTGGCATAATTCGCATAACTTCGTCGGCGATTTGCTCGCGAAAATACGACGGGCCGTGAACGTAAACGGTCGCAAGCGTTTTTGTGGCCGCGATCCGGTGTCGGGGTGATTTGACCGCTTCCATTAAATCGCCTGTTTCGACTAGCGGTCGCGTTCCGCCGAATTTCGCTTTTCCTCTCGCGGCCGCCTGTTTCTTTCGTCGATTGGTCGCCGTTTGCCGGGGCCGATAGTTTCGACGTGTGGCGGCTCCGCTGTCGAATGCCCTTGGCAATATTTCGTCTCGCCAATATGCGGCCGTGTTGCCGTTGACAAGCCGAAGCCCGGCGGCCATCTTTCGCGGCGGCAAATCTTGAACCATGCCCCGTTGGTCGACTTCGATTTGGATCGCTAACACTTGACCCCCAACACGGAACAATAATTGGCCATTAAATGCGAAGAAATCATTCGTTTAATCAAAAAGAATTCTTTCGACTCGGTCGCCATCGTCCGACGACCTAGTTTTTGCGTGTCGCCATTGTGTCGCCACGTCCACTGGAACGGCCGCCACGGTCGCCAGCACGGAACGAATGGAACCGGATCACCTGCGACGGATATTTGCGTGACGGGAAACGGATATTCAAACGCTTGGCGGGTGATCCGGGGGCAGCCAAACGTGATCACGTCGTCGATCTTGCAACCGCGATCGTGAAGCCAAACGGCCAACACCTGAGCGACGGCCCCGCCTTTTGAATGCCCCTCGATTTGGATCGGGCGGGCGTCGTTGAAGTCGAAGTCGTGCTTGATCAATCCGGTTAATAACGTGCGGGCCGACTTGATCACGCCCCGCGACGCGTTGAAACCGGGCACGACCGGCCGTTGTTTCAAATCCAAGTTACGAAGCCAGTCGACCGGGTCGTCGGAACCGCGAATCGTAATCCGGCGGATCTGTTTTCCGTCTTTTAAAGTGTCGATCGACTGAATCCATTCTTCGTTGTAATGTTCCAAGACGGGTACGAACGCCGACGCGTTTTTGTAAACGGTTAAACAATTAAACGCGGCTTGCTTGATTTCTTCCGTGATTTTCATTTCTATGAGCCCGAATCAATAACCAAGTCAAATTCCGCAAACCAGTAGTCGACGAATTCGCCACGTTTAAGCGGGGCGGTTCTCGCGATTCGGCCGATCGAAATCGAATCGAACGCGTAAACAGCGTTTGCATTGGCGGTTTTAAAGTTTTCCAAAATCCCGCCCGTCCAAGCGACAAAATCTTTCATGCTCGCCAACGGGTCGGCGGTAATCGACGCCGAGTCGCCGTTGCGGGCGTGGTCGCAAATTACGATTTTCCACGCGGTCGAAAGTTGGGTGAATGCTTCTCCGCACGACGCCGACGGGTTGGTTTCGACGTGCTGTTGATTTGAGATTTCCGCAAACGGCATTAGCCCGGTCGCGGTTTTGCGGTCGGGGTGGCTCGAATCGGCTAACGCGTGAAAAAATGCGTTATCGATTCCCCAAATAAACGGAAGCGATTCAGCTTCGGTGACGGCTCCGGGATCAACAAAAAAACCGGCGTCGTGATACGTTCCCAATCTTTCGCGGAAATCGGCGGACGATTTCAGCAAGTCGACGACGGTCGTCAAGAATCCGGAAAAATTTGAAGCGGTAACCATTATTCGCTGGCTCTAAATGGCATTTGATAAACGTCAAAATTTGCGGTGATCGACGCGGGGTTTTCCTCGATCACGTCGCCGGAAAAACGAAACGTTCGGCCGCCGATCAATAAATCGTCGCCGATGATCAATTCAGCTACGCCGACCAAATCAGCGTCGCCCGTGATTTTGTAAAACTTGACCGTCTTTTGTTTTCTGAATTCGCCTGTCTCCTGAATGTCCGTTTGTGTGATTTCGATAATGGGCAAGGCGACGTCGGCGGTATTGTCGCGGCGAAGCGTGGCGGTTGCCGTTTGATGTGTCCCCATCAAACGCTTAAACGCTTTTTTGTAACGGTCGATCGCGGCCATTTTGAAACCTTCTTAAACAAAAACGGGCCGAAGCTTTCGCAAACTCCGGCCCGCCACCAAAACGAAAAACTCGCAAGCTTTCTAAATCAAAAAAACCAAATCAAGACGCTTTGTATTGAACGCAAATTTCGCGGATTTTCAAAACGCATGTTTCGGCCCCGGATGCTTTCGCCAGCAACGCGACCGGCTGAACCGATCCGGAATAACTCGACAAATCGAATTCGGTTGAAACCAACTTTTCCAACGCCCGGCCGTTTGACGGATTGCCCGAAAGAAACGAAATCGCCCCTTTCCCGGATTTCGGAAGCGAACGCGGATCGCTGAACGGTTTGACGCCGGTCGCGAAATCGATTCGGCTTGTCAGATAATCACCGCCGCCGACGATCTGGCCGGATGTTTCCGACGTGGTTGTGCCGCCGACTTCGGTCATTGCTTTAAGAGCAAGCGAATCACCATTGACGCGGAACAATGCCGAATCTTCCAAACCTGCGACGGTGGTTTCGCCAAGCCCGGTCGAAGCGACGCCAAAAGCGACGTCGGGCGTCGATCCCGAAAGGGTCAACGACCAAACGAAATCGATCGCGATCAAATCGTCGATGTCGTACGACAAAACGTCGTCCATGTGCAAAACGCACGATTGCGCACCGTCGAAGCTGGTCAACGCCAATTCAACGTCGCCGCCGCTGGGGCCGATCGTCGCCGGGGTTGATCCCGCGACGTTTTTTCGCCACGGCAAGTCGCTTGGCGATCCGGTCGCCGTGATTAGAGTATTGCCGCGAAAAGTATATCGATCTTCGCGGACCAAGTTTCCCATTTGCATTTTAAAAGCCTTTATTTTATGGAATCGTTTTTGAAAATTAAAAAGAGAAATGCGGCGGAATCAACCGCCGCCAAGATCACGCGTTTGGTTTACGCCCCGTCGTCTTTGTTGACGTATCGGGCGTTTTTAACGCCTGCCCCGACGACGTGTTGAATATGGTATTTAACGCAACGTCGATCGGTGTCGACGGATTGCGTTCGACGGCCGCCGGGGCCGAATCCCTGAAGGTACATTCTCACAATGGCCGGGTGTCGGCTTGGATCGGTGAACGTATACCAAGCGGTCGCACTGTAATCGGCCAAGCTCGGTTCGGTGATCACTTTCACACCGCCGCCCGCGTGCGGGTTCTTGGTTGCGTCGGTTTGCTTGGAAACCATTTCCGCAAACGTGGCCGGGTCGTTATACGTTTGCTTCGCGGCCAACTTTTGACCCGTTGGGACTAACGCGATTGCTGGGCGAAGATTCAGTCGCCGGGCGTTGGTTCCCACGCCGACGCGATTCATAAACGCGTTTTCGTGGGCTTCGGCTTGGGCAAGCGACGGAACGCCTGCCGAACCGCCGGTGAACAAATTGCCCCGGTTCGCGTGGAATAGCGCGACGCCCGTGTCGGAAATGGTTTCGCTCGAATGCAAGATTTTTAAAACCAAATCTTGATCGGTTAGCGGGATCGCTTCGCCCATCGCCGCAATTTTCTCATAAAAAATCGCGATGTTGTTTCCGTAACTCATTTCAAACGAAACGGGCACGAAGTTATGAAACTGGTTGAAATAAGCGTTTCCGACCAACTCTTGTTCGAAAGCGAATTCCTTCGCGGCTTGGGTTCCGATCACCTCGTCTAGCGTCGAAGCCGACGAAATGGCGACCAACGCTTTCGGGTCAAGCGAATCCGAATCGGGTAACTGCCCCGTCCATTCGCGAAACGTGGTTTCTTTCAAGTCCATTGCGGTATCGAACATGACTTGAACCGTTCGGCCAATCACGGCCGATAGGTCGCTGGGCGTGGTATAGCCAGTGACCGACGACGATTCCGGCAAACGGGTTTCGCCGACTTGGTTCATTCCGCGAAGCTGGGCCCGTTGGAAATCCAAATCGTAGTCGCCGCCAATTTGGTGCGGCATTCCCATCCGATCCATTGACGCTTGAAAGATATCTTTTGCCGACCAATTTCGCATCGACGAAACCGATTCGCTGTCGACCTGGGCTTTGCATCCGGCCAACTGAAGCAAACGGTTTGTCGCTTCGTTGTTAAACTTGTCGTGCGAATCGGCGGTAAACGCGATTTGCTGTGACGGCAACCGGCCATCGCCGCTGGCGTTTGCGTTCGATGCGGCCGAATGCCATTTCGAAATGATCGCGTCGGTCGATTCTTCGGAATCAACGGCGGTCGACAAATCAGTCGCCGACAACTCGAAACCGAAATTTTTCAACGTTGACGCCGCACCGCTTAACGCCGAAATGCGGCGGTCGCGTTCGACTTCGCGGGTTTCGGTTGCGATCAACTCGACCGACTGGGCGATCGGTTGGGGGCTAGGCTGCGTTGGCGTTTGTGGCGGCGTGCTGGCTGTCTGCTTGGCGGCCGGGTTAACGATCGCCATAATCGCCGCGTCATCGTCGGCGGCTGGCATATCGACGCCACGGGCGTTACAAAACGCACTGAACGCCGCTTCGATCACGTCGTCGCTGGCGGTTGCGGATTTGATTAGACCGAATGCAACAAAAGTGCAAACGATTTTTTCGGAAAACTTCATTCTTGAAACCTCGATAGGGTTAGTCGAGTCGCCCGACGAAATTGTTTTTTTGGTCGTCGGCGACTCGGTTCGACGATCCGTTTTAGCAACGGGTTTTTGCTCCGTCGCTGTGTTTTGTGATATCGACGACGTCGTCGAATCCTGTTCCGCTTTGATTCGGCCCGTTGAAATATTAAACGTTCCGATTTGGTCGATCATGCCGCGTTGCAACGCTTCGCCAGCAATGAAAACTTTTCCTTGGCCGTAATTCTCCATGACGTCCGCGAAAGATATTTTCTGATGCCGCGCGACGGCGTTAACGAATTGCGTTCCGAATGTGTCGACGCCCGCTTGAACGGTTTCGCGGGCTTGCTCGGTCAATGGTTCGAATTCGTTTCCGTCGGTCTTGTGTTGGCCAAACGAAAATACGGTGAACGTGTCGCCGTATTCGGCGTTTGCGATCGACGATTCGCCGTGAATCCGCATCGATCCGATGGACCCGATCAACGTCGACGGCGTCGCGACTTTTTGGTTGCACGCTGAATAAATGAAATACGCCGCCGACGCGACCAAGCCTTCGCCGACTCCGACGGTTTCTTTTTGCTTGCCCGCCTCGAATAACACGTCGGCCGCTTCTTGGTTGCCAAGTGCAATACCGCCCGGTGAATCGCAATAGATGTAAATCGTTTCGACGTCCGGATCGGCGATCGCCGCTTGAACGTCGGATCGGAATGCCGAAAGTGCGGTCGTCATTCCCCATCGCGACCAAAACGATTCTTTCGGCTCTAAAAAACCTTCCAAGCAAATCACCGCCGACGACCCGATTTTCGCGGCCCGGTTTGAATACGCGTTTTGCGCGGTTGGGTAATGGCTGGCAACCAGTCGCGAAGAAAGCCCGGTCGGTTCAAAATCTGGTTTTCCGCTGGCGGCCGTTGCGTTTAAATTGGCGACGATCCCGGTTAACGCGGTCGACTCAATCGAAAGCGGTTGGGAATAAATCAGCGAAAGTAAACTCGACGCGGCCGACTTGTGTTTCGATCGTTCGGCCGATCGTTTCTTTCGACGGTCGCGGATATTGGTTTTTGTGTTTGGCATGTCCACAACTTTAACGCGGGGTTGCCCGCTTCAAAGTCGCACAAAAAAAAAGCTTTACAGATTCTGTAAAGCTTGCGAAAAATAGTTTCGTTTTTTGTTTAGGGCGGGGGCCGGGAATCGAACCCGATTCCGAAGTCGTCACGGTTTGACTTTGCTAGCAAATCAAAACGTTCGTTTCTTCGTCCGTACCTTTGTCACCCCCGCAAAGTTTTTTATTCCTACTCTGGCGACGGGTCGGCGTTCGCCGCGACTAGCGATTGATAATCGGCGTTCGCCCATAAAGTAAAATGCCCGGATTCTTCAAGCTGTAAAAACTGCCACAATGTTTCTGATCGCGACAACGTTTTCCGGTTAAACGATCCCGTTAAAATACCGTGTTGGCCGATCGTCTGGATTTTCCGCCCGCGCGACGCCGGGTCGTAATTTTGCCAAATCACGGGCGAAACGGTTGTCGTTTCTTCGCCGGTTTCCTGGTCGATCGTTGTTTCGGTTGTGGTGTTGAACGGCATACCATCCGGAACGGTTGCGGTCGCGTCGGTTGGTTCGATCCAAACCGGAAAGTTTTCAAGATTGCAAAACGGCAAACCGTTTTCGTCGCGGGGCCGCATTAGCAACCGGGCGGTCGACATTGACAAACCCGCCAAAAATTTTGCTTGCCCTTTTTCCGGAATGACTCGCTCGAATCCGACGTATTCAGATTGAAGCGTTCCACGCGAAAAAAGCTTTTGGAATAACTTAAACAACGCGTTAAATTCACCGGCGGACCACGCCCCGGCGGAAACCGTTTCAAGTTCGGAAACGTCGTTCGTCGCGAAGGCGTCGCCGAAACCGTCGGTCCCGGTCAATCGAATTAAGTTTGATTTTTTCATCGGCCTATCGTGCTCCTAGTGATATGATTTTGCGGTCGCCGCTGGTAACGGCTCGTGTTTCGGTTTCGGCGAACTCTGGGTTCAAATCGGTTTCCATCGCGTTTGATAGGAACGTGATGCCAGTTCCGTCTCCGTGGTCTGTATTCAAAGATCGGTCAAGATTGTCTTTGTAATACGGTCGATCAATCAGAACCGTACTGCCAGTCGATAGCTTGAGATTCTTCACGTACCCCGGTGAGTAACTGCTAAAGATATGCCCCATCAAGAACATGTTGGTTGATTCAGTCGCGGCATACCCAATTGTGCTAACTGAACCGGACTGAACCAAAACATCATCGATGAAAAACGATATCGTATCCCCTGATCGATTAACTCGTATTTTTGTCCACCGTGAATTGTAGATTGCCGATGTAGTATCGTAGCTAATCGCACCAGAAGCACCACGCACCACGAACGATATATTTTCTGAACTGTCTTTTGTTATGCCCAGACCGGGGTTAGTGGCACTGTTATTGTTCGTGGAATCGATAACTGGTTCTGAACCACCGGACGACATGTAAAACGAGAATTCTAAATCAAACCCATCTACGAGTTTTTGATTACCTAGATTTTCGCGGGCCGTTGTCCCATCGAATTCCGCCGCAAAATAAATCGGGTTCACGCTATCGCTATTCGCAACCGGCGTTTCCGTTACCTCCGCTGCGGTGCGGTTGTGATAAGGGCCTGCGGGATTGGTTGTTGGATACCCGTTTGCGTCAAGGGCTTTCGATACGGCTGGAATCTTTTTGACTGAAAGCGTGCCGCCTGACTCGTTCATTGCCGAATCATTAGCCTGATTGACTAAGTAATTGTCAGAAGTCCAAAGTAGTTCTTTAACTCCACCGATCACAGACCGAACCCTATAAATATCTGCATCAACAGACGAGGTCGCATTTGCGTATGAGCCTATTTGTGCAGGCCCACTATTGGACGACGCTGTACTAGCAGCAAAATTCAACCCCGTCACTGTCCCATAAACTTCACCAGTTATGCGATCCGAAACAGTTGCGTAACTTTCTGTTGTCGGATTCGTATCGTGCTCAACCAAATCGAATTTCAAGCGATACACAACACCCGTTTCGTAAGTCATTGGGATTGTTGAAGAAACTACTGCGTTGGTGTCGTCACGGTAGCTGAACGTGAAACCGGCGGTCGTAAAACTAAGTCGGAACGGTGATACTGAGCCTTGGCAATAGAACGTATTTGTTTTACTCCGAGTTAAGAAATCAATTTCGATGCTGGCTGTTTTAATGCCGTCCATATTGATGTTACCGTTGGCGATAAGCTCAACTGGGTCAACGAAAATCGGAACCGAACTGTAGCCAACCGTTTCACCGTGAAAGAAAACATCGTTCGCCGTGAAGTCCCACGTTGGGTCGCCTTGCCACGCAATCGGCGATGCGGGGTTCAATGTGTTGTGCGAAACGATCCCAACTTCTTCGCTGATCGGGCAATTGAATGACTTCGTTGGATCGGTTGTGCATTCGAGTGATAGGCCCCAAATTTTGCCATCCCAAAATGTCGTTGCAAGTCTATTCGCCCCAACATTGAAGTCACCATTGGCCGATTCCATCACCAATGAAGTTAAAGTTTCTGACTCAGTGACGCTTGTGGTCAAATCAGTCACCGTTAAAGTCATAGACGAAGCTGAGTAATCATGTACTAATTCGAAAAAATACTCTCGCCCCAAAACAATATCGGAAATACTAGAAAATTCAGCAGCAGATCCGCCTACATTCGTTACCCATTTGTTTGTGGTAACGTAACGCCCAAAAATTGTCCTTCCCTGACCTGTTCCGCTTGTCTGGGATAGAATATCTCTTGTTCCGCCAGCATCGGTTAGACAATAACCTGATAACGTCCAATCCTCACCGCTGTAATCGTGCGAATTTGGCTTGACTCCGTATTGATCGACTCCGTTTAAGTCAATCGCTGGTCCGTTGCTGTATTCCCTGTTCCTCTTGCATGGGCCGAATGAGTTGACGTCTCCTGCGTAACCTTTTGAGTTTAAATCAGCGTTCCACCTTTTCGGGAAAACACTTTCTTCCGCAATGATTTCGACATTCGCAAGATAAAAAACATCGCCGATGGTCAAACCTGTAACTTGACCACCTGCGATAGCGTAAAGTCTCATGGGATTCGCAGTATCGGCGACTTGGTTGGTTTGGGTATAGCTTGTCCAAGCGTCAGACGGCGATAGTGTTCCGCTCCCAATCGCACTTGCTGTCCATCTAACTGAATCAACCGTCGTATTGCTGCTAGGGATATAGATGTCGAATTTTAGAGTGTAACTTTCGCCATCCGTCAGAAAATCAGAAGCTAATTCCATTCGCTCGGATGCCTCATCTCCAACGGTCAATCTCAAGACATTTGTTTCCCCTTCAAAATCTACAACATCGATAGTTGAATTATTTACTACCGTCCAACCATCAAGACCGGACGACCAATCGGATTCATAAGCGGTTGTTCCGTACCCCTGATCGTTCAGCCACGTGCTGCCAAATGATCCCACGTATGCCGCTGGATCGGCAACCGGCGTTAGATCGTTGTCGCCGATTAGATCGGTACACGTTGGTCCATCTAGCAACCACGCAACCGACGGGGCTTTCGCACCTTGGAAGTAGCTGATTTCCTTACCCCAAAGTCTAACGATCTCGGCGGCTGTTAATGCTTGATCGTTCCAAACCTGAGCTTCGTAAACATTGCCGAACCATTTGCCGGTGGTTGCATTCGCTTTCGTTGCTATCCGGAAACGTCCCTGTGTTGCCGCATCAAACGACGGGGCCGCGTTTTCTTCGTGGTATTCTCCGTTCACGTAAATCGACACAGTATCCGCGTCTGGATCATAAACACCGACAACCTCATAGATTCCGCCAGCTTGTATCTGGGCTTCTGTCAACGTGGAGGAAACAGATCTGTTTACTCCGGCAAGGTCTTGGAGGGAAAAACTAATAAACCCGCTGTTCAGCCATATTCGCCAACCCTCGCTCGGTGAGTCGTCGTGGGTCGCACAAACATAGTCGCCATTAGCCGATGATCCGTTGCCGCTGAAAACCACGCGAACCGTGAACGCTGTGTCATCCGTACCGCAAACCTCTGAACCTGCCGTCAAGGTTTCGAAGTAATTCGTGCCGTCAAAAACACTCCCCGTCGTCGCCAACTCGGTGCGAGATTTTCGGCCAGGCGTTTCGTCTTCGATCACGTTGCCCGTTGGCGTCTTGGAAACGTACCACGCCCCGAAAGTTTCGGCGGCGGAACGGTTAAAGCCTAAATTGCGATAAGCTTTCGCGATCACTAAATCGGCGACGTCGTTCGCGCGGCTGGGTAAATTAGTTCGTAAATCTAACACTATTCAGCGGGCTCCGTTTCCGGGGTGGCGTTGTCTTCTGCGCGGGCGTTGGTTGTAACTTGTCCGCCTTGGCCTTTTGACCAATCCGGGGCAATCCCCAACAATTTGAAAAGCTCGTTTTCAATGCAAATCTGGCGAAGTGTTTTTAACCAATGTTTACCAAGCCTCATTTCTTCTTCCTTGAACGTCGACAAACAACCGCGAAGCAATGCGGCCTTTCCGCCTGTCTCTTTTTCTAAGTTCAGCAAAACACGCTCCGGGCCGACGACGTCGAATTTTCGAAGCTTGTTTTTGTTGCGGTTGTACTGGGCCAACGTGACGCCGGGAATCTGACGATTTGCGACGGCTAAATCTTGGTGAAGTCGTCGAACCTTTAAACACAACTGCAAGCCAAACGCCCGTTGTAGCGGGGCCATTTGAAACGCTTCGGCTTGCAACGCTCCGCGAATCCCTTCGTACGTGTGACCGTTGTAACGGCCGGTCAATGTTGGATAGGATAGGTCGACGCCCATCGCTAGATCGTGGTCTAAAATGTCGTAGAAATCGTTCGCGTTTGGGTTCGGCCGATTGCTTTCGATAATCTCCACTTTTTCGCCGCCGTCGGCGTCCAGTTTCCAAGCCATCGGTGAATTAGAAAGCTTGGGCGTGGTTCGCGGAACGGCGGCCGTATCGTCGACCTCGAAGCTAAAATTTGTTTCCTCTGGGTTTTTTAAGTAGGCCGCGATGATCTGCATCGCACCTTTAATGGCCGACCGGATTTCCGTGCCGATAAAATTGTCGCGATCACGAAGCGGCTGGCCGTGGGTATGCGTCCAAGAAAAACCCGAAAATTGTGTCGGTCGGGTCGGCTGGAAAACGTGTTGATATCGCGACGCCGGAACGAATCGCGAACGGTAGCCGTTTTGTGAATAAGTGTAGGATTCTTGCGGGTGTTCGTGGTACAAATAAACGCCGATCTCGCGATTCAAATCGTCAAGCACGAAACCGTTCACGACTTTGTATTTAGAACCCTTCGATTCGTGGCGGTCTTTTGTTTTGTCGATCTGTTCGTTTTCGTACATTTGCAATCGCAGCGGCGACTCGCCGGGGCCACGGTCAACGATTTCGTGGGCAATCAAACAATCGCCGACTTGAATCTCTTCGCTTATCGCGGTTCGCTGCATTTCAAACCAGCTTCGCCGCCCCTCCCGGTCGCATAACTCCGGATCGGTGGCCCATCGTTCGAATGATTCGTCGGACGCCAGACCGTAATCGATCAACGACAAAATATCGTCAAACCGATTAAGCTTTCGCATTTCCAGTAATTCAGTCAATGAAAAATGGATCGGGTCGTTTAGGCATTGAAGCCCCATTCCGACGATCAAGTCGCGCAGACAATGAACCGTGCGACGCGATAACGCGATTTGTCTGTAATTGTCTCGCTGGCGGCGGTTGGCAAGATCGCCCCCGGCGGTAATCGCTGAATTCTCGCCGATCCCGGTCGGCGTATGGTCCCAATTTGACGCATCGACCCGCCCGACGCGATAACCGCCCTCGTTAGACGATTGCGTTGGAGTTGAAACGATCACGCGGGTTAGCTTTTGCCGGGTCGTCGGATTGGCGATCGCGGCGGCCGGGTCGGCGACGCTTTCGAGTTGGGATAAAAAAGATTTTGGATCGGCCATTTTTTTTCTTTCGCGTGATCGTTTAAACAGAGACAACGATTAACCGATCCGGGTTCCGATCGTTCGCGTCGCTCGCGTGCCGATTTTAATTCCAGCGGCCGACGCGGCCTTGATGAAGTTCGCCATATCGCCAAGCGAATTGGATTCGGTCGATATGTTGCCGTCTTGAATTTTCTTTTCGCCGTCGTTGTCGATCACGTTTTGCATTGCGGCGGTCAATGCGGCTTCGGCTTTTTCGTCAACGCTCAAAAATCTACTCCAAAAAAAAGAATGCAAAAATGATTCTAACGGCAAGAAGCCGACACGAATTTCGGTCGGCCGTTTTGTTTACAGATTCTGTAAATTGGGCCGCGAAAGATCAAATATTTTCTTTCGAACGATCGTCGCGTCTCGCCAATTGAAATCGATTTGCGGGTCGGCCGCAAATTTTCCAAGCTGCAAGAATAGCGGGCCGACCGGCGAATCGTCAAAATCAAAAACAAACGTTTGGTCGGATTCTTTTTTGTAGACAATAAAATTTCGCGGCATGGTTCACCGATTATAAATATCACGCAACTTGATTTCAGCGGCTCGCGTCGCGCGGCCCTTTCTAAATTCCGTGTAGCCGCAATGGGGACAAACAAAAAACAACCGTTGCCCGGAATCAAGCTTGGTTTTTTCTAAGTCAATTTGCATCGCTTGTCTTGATTCGCGGCATGACAAACGCGGACAATACACCGGATCGTTTAACGCCAAACCGTTTTCGACGGTCGCGTCTTTATGCGTGCAATCGTCGACTTTGCATCGCCAATACGCGACGCGGTCTTCGCCCGCTTCCGGGGTTTTTCCGCTCGAACTTTTGACCATGCCGACAAAATGGATCGGGCAAATTGGTTTTTCAACTTCGGTTCGAAACGGCGGTCGCTTTTCAGCGGCGGGCGGCTGGTCCGGTTCGCTGGCCGGGTCGCTGGCCGGGTCGGTAATCAATTCGCCGGAATGCTGGCCGGGCGGCTCGCTGGTTGATCCGGCCGCAAATCCTGATTCGTCGTTGAAGCCGTCGGCGTCGTTTTCGATATGGTCGACGCCTTCGGAATAGTCGTCGGTCTGATAATCGGTTTTGGTTGTCGTGTCGGAATCGGCTTTGAAAAGCTCGTCGGCGGCTGGCGTGGATTCTGTTTTTTCTGGCTCAAACCCGACGGCGGATTCGGGTGATTTGGTTGCGTCGTTGCTGGGTGGCGTCGGTTTGCGTTTGGCCATTGGGTAAACTCCGTTTCGGTTGGTTGTGAAATGGTAGTGTCCCGGCCAAGCGTAGGAAATCAAAAAAACCACTTGGCCGGGGATCACCACTGTCGAAAAACAATTTACGCCGGTTTAGTGTTTCACGCGGGCGGTTTTTCAGAGAAAGCGTTTTTCTGCAACTGGCGATCGCTAACGGGCGACAATGTCGTCGGGCGGGTGGTGGTCGCTTGGGCGATCGGTTGCGGGTGGCGACTGATCAACCGGGCCGGGTTCCGCGTTCGGCGTTGCGGGTTGGTGTTGGTGTTGCACTTTTTTTGCCCATTCGGTCGCCATCCATTCGACTTGGCCGAAAATCAAGTCGGTCGCCATGTCCGCGACCGCTTCGGCGATAATCGACGCGTCGCGAAAGTCGCATCGCAACGTTTTATCGATAATTCGTGGATGGTCTTTTTTTTCGTTCGTCCGGGCGTTAAACGATTCTTGGTTTCGCTCGTTTAAAAGTTGCTTCAAAAACCGTTCGCCGTGTGGGCTTTCTAATAAGTCGTCCGGAAGTCTCATCGCTTGCGTTTCGCCGGGCGGTAAAACCAAACGCGTTTCCCAAATATCCCGATAAAACCCTTTGCATAAATTCCAAAGTCGAAGCCCGCCGGGGTAGGGCTTGCCGTCTCGCGAACTTTTTTCGACTAACGACATTTTATAGCGGGTGTCCGGATCGACGTGTCGGTCGCCGCGTGTAGAACGTAATCGATCTTTGTTCGGGTCGGTTGGGTGACGCATCTTTTTAACGACGGCGTGAACTTCATGGTTTCGATAGTTGGTATCCGTGCCGCCGATCTTGATCGCCAGCGACGAAAGCCCGATCGGGTTGGTTTGTTTTCCTTCGTGCGGCAAAACCGGGTACTGCGTTTTTTTAATGTTGACTTTGTCGAGTAGCTGGGCGATATCCGACGAAAGCATTTGGCCGTCGATCACGACAAACGGTTTTTCTTCGGCCTCTTGATCGAAAACCCCTAGGTCGATCAACGCGGGAGTGCGGCCGGGCGACCATCCCCAAACGACCCAAAACGTTTCGTGCTCTTGGACGTCGGCCCCTAGTGTCAAGAACCAACAATCATTCGGAACCTGTTTTAGCTTGTGGCCGGTCTTGTATTTCGTTCCTAATTTCTCCCACGTCGGAAGCTTTAAATTCCGCTCGTATTTAATGCCAAGCCAATCTTGAAAAAAGCCCCGCAAATTTCCTTTTCGCGAAAACGTGATGTACGCTTCGACGATATCACCGATCGATTTTTTCGATTGCATAATCGTCCAAATGTGGTAACCGATGTGGCGATCGGATCGATACGGCGTGCCCGTGGTTTCGCCGGTGTCGTCGTCAATGCTGCATCCCGACGGAACCCAACGCCCGCCCGCGATCATGTCGTTTTTGTATTGCGGCGTGATCTTGCAACCATGCACGCAAAGATAATACGAAAGCCGCCGGGCTTCCTCGATCGACCTTAAATTTCCGGCGGCGTCTTTGTATCCGACGATCCCGCCCCGGCCTTTAAATTTCCCTTCGGCGTATGGGAAAAAACGCGTTTTTTGCCAGCGTTTGCATTTCGGGCACTGAACAAACCAGAATCGTTTTTGGCTGGCTTCAAATTGGGCGGCGATATAACTATCGTTCCCGGCGGGCGTGCTTTCTTCGAAGATTAGCGGCGACGTAAATGTTTTTGTCCGCTCGTCGGGTGTCTCTTGTGGGTTACCTGCTTTGTCATTAGCCTTCCGCGGGTAAACGTCGACTTCGTGTTTAATCACGAATCGACACGGTTTCCCGCGTAGCGACTGATCCGATCCGGCGTTACCTAGAAAAACTTGCTGGGTTTGCATGTCGATCGACCGGGCGTTGGTTCGCAACGGGGCCAAATTCCGGATTCGTGGTCGGCTTTCTAGCATGTTCGCGACGATCCGGTCGCGTTGTAATTTGGCTTCGGAATGGTCCGGGAAAACGGCCATCGCGGGCGCGGGGTTGATCGCGGCGGCCGCCATTAAAATACCCTGCGCCGTGATCGTTCCGCCGACTTGTGTCGATTTCAAAATCGAAATTCGATTCGTGCGGCCATTGTTGCAATTGTCGATCGGTTCTCGCCAATATGGATTATCGCGAAGGTTAAACGCTTGCGGCGCGATCCCCTCGTTTTCAGATAGCCGATAATTCAATTCGAGAAACTCCGCGAAGCTTTGTCGGCGATTTTGCTTCCAAACGTTCGCTAGTGATTTAAAGTATTCTGCCGTTTGCGGCGAATCGTTTTTTTTGATCACGGCGTTTCGTCCGAAAGAATTCTGTTTTGTTGCTCGATCGAATATGGCGCGGTGATTGTTGCTTGGTTTGCTTGTTCCCACGTCCACGGGGTAACGTTTACGTTATTTTCTGTCGACGCAATTAACGACGCGGCCCACGCGGTACGTAAGTGTGCAATTAGGTTTCCGAAGCCGTGTTTTTCACCAACTTTTAAAACGCGCTTGATCGCGTCTTTTTCTTCTTTCGAAATCATTTTGGTCTTCCTATGTACTTTCCACAAATCTTGCAAACGATGATTAATTGCCCGGCGGCGTTGCGTGTTTCGATCCATTTTTCCGGGTCCAAAAAACACGCGTCGACGCATGGTTTTTTTCGGAACGGTTTGCGGGGCGGGTTTGTTTTCATTCTTCGTCGCCAAGTGCTAAAAGCTCGCGGCCCAATTCTTCGAAAATGTCTTGCAACAATTCGTCGACCGAATTCAGATATTTAAATTTCAAGTCGGCGTCGATCTCTTGCGGCATGATCATTTCAAGACGCGGCCGAAGCTCTGAAAGTTTCGCTTTCGACGCGGCGGCGGCGCGGGCCGATAACCTGATCGCTTCATCAAGCGTGACCATGCCGCCCGTTTTGCGTTCGAGTTCGAAACGCTTTTCTTTTAGTTTTAATTCTTCTAGCTCGACCTTCATCGCCCGCATGGCCGGGTCGTCTTGGCCATGTGTCAAAACGGCTCCGCGTTTTCTGGCTCGCCAAGCTTTGATTTCTTCAACGGGAAAATGGCCGTCGTCGTGGCCGGGCTGGGCGGGCGTGCAAAAATCACGCATTCCGTCGTTCATCCAATTTTGAACCGTGCGAAGACTTGTCGAGAAATGCGCGGCGACCTGTCCGGCTGTCCGCAAAATCAACTGGTTCGGCTTCTCGGCGATCGTCGGTTGTGTCGCGTGGTCAAAAAGCGGCGTCGACTTTTGCGTTTTTTTCCGGCGGCGTTTTTGTGCTTTCGTCCGGCCCATCGGTTTAACTCATTTCGTTACGTCGCTGGTCGACGACGCCTTGCCCAATCGATCCGCAAGCCCGGCGGACGGCAAGCCGTGAAAATGGCGATTTCGAAAACGCGTCGACTTCTGGTTTAAAGTCGTCCGGATGCCAAAGCGGCTGGCCGTTCTCGATTCGCTTGCGATAAACCGCCAAACGCTCGGCGTGCCCTTCTTCCGTGTTGGGGTGGCTCTTGATCGGTTTGAAATGCTGGCGGTTAACCTTCGGCTCGAAATGGTCGTCGTGGCCATAGCGTCGCAATGCTTCAAAAACGTTTTTCATGGTGCGGTTTTCGTTTTGGGTTTGGTCTTGGGTTTGGTCTTGGGCTTGGGTTTGGTTTCAACGACGGCGGAATCGAAACAACGGGAACGCGACCGCGTTCGCTGTCGGCGGTCACGTTTGGCCGGGTGGGCAATAAGTCGTCGACGTGGTCGTCGGGGCTGCGGCCGACGTTTTTTTGGCTTGGCGGGTGGTGTTCTGTTTTTCCTCGGCGGCGTGTAGGTCGTCGTGAATCGCCCACAATTGGCCAATCGTTAACGAGTTCAAAAACGATGTTTCGAAATCGTGGGTTGTGCTTAAATGGTTGATTAAATCGGTGCGGTTGCGGACCCGTGACCAAGACCCGCTAAGATTCCAACGCGGGGCGGACGCGGTTCGATAAACCGAACGCGTCACGGTTCGCGATTTTTGTTTCGCGGGCGATGTTTTGACGGTCGACAAAACCGGCATTCGAAAAACAAAATCGTCGGCCAACGCTGGCGACGCAAATAATAAAAAAATGGCAACTAACTTTTTCACGATTTCCCTTTATGAAAACATAGGGCCGCCGCGTCGAGAGAAACGCGACGGCCCATCCCACGGAGTTTAGGCTGCGATTTTCGTTTTGAAATCAAGTTCGATTTTCGGATCAAGCCGAATACCCGTTCCGATCCAGAATTTGTGATAACGGTTTGTTTGGCTGAAATGGCCTTCGTGGATATGCGCGATCCCGTCGTCGTGAACGTTAACGCCCCAACTCCCCGGCTGTTCTAAACCGATCCGGCCATCGCTTCCGATTCGAACTTTATCAACTGCGACGGCGTGGTTTCCGCGACCGTTGTCGACGCCCGCCCATCCGTCGCGTTTTTGCTTTATGTAATTCGCCCCGGCGTGGATCGCGACGACGCCCGGAAATCCGATCGCGACGCCGATCAGCAATTCCAAATAAGTGTCGACCGGCTCGAATTCCAATCCGCGAAACCGAAGGGCGTTTTCGAAGTCGGCTTGCGTAAAGTCGCGGCGGCGGATCTTTTCGAAATGTCGTTGCAAATACGGCGGCGAACCGACTTTCATTCCGTCCCTTAACGACTCGGTTAAAAGCGACCCGGTATCGTTTCCGTTAACGTTATTCGCGTAACCAAGTTCGGGCGAAAGTTTGATGTAATAAAGAAAGTTTTGCTTGATCAAACGTTCAACGACGGCGTCTTTTGCGTAATAATTACACGACCCGCGACGGCCTTGATTCTTTTGAAACTGATCAATCGGGAACCATTCTTCACGACTCCACGGGTTCGCCTTTACATATTCGGCCACCTGATCAAGCGACCAATTCGGAAGCTTTGTCGATCGCTTTAAAAGCTGGCGACGTTTCTTTCGTTCCGGTGTCGTTCCGCACGGGTATTTGTCAAATAAATGGATCATTTCACTAGCTCTAACAATTCGGCTTCGGTTTGGGGTAGCGGGCGGGTTTCGATCAGGTTTCCGGATTGATCAAACAAAAGAATCGCGGGCAAGCCAGCGGCGCGGGCGGCGGTTGCAAATGGGGCGGCGGCGGGTTGGTCGTCGTCGAACCATTTCGCATCTTTTACAAACGTTTTCATATTCGCCCACGTCGAAGATTTTTGAATCGCTTTCGCGTGTGTGAAATCGTCTTTTTCTTCGACGATGACAACGCCGCCGACTTTCTGTTTCGGGGCGGGTGGGTTGATCGGCTGGCCGTCGTCGTTGCCGTCGTCGTTGTCGTTGTCGCTGGGCGGTATCTTCCCGACGGTGACTTTTACGAAAACGTCTTTTGCTTCGTCGGACGCCTCCACCAAATAAAGCCCGGCGGTTTTGGCTTGCCAGAAAAACAACCGGGTCGATTCATCCGGCGGCCGAAGTTCCAAGCACGAAACGGCGGCGAACTTCGGGGCGAAAACTTTCAACCGCAAATCACCGACGGCGTTTCGGATTTCAACGACGATCACGTCTTTGATTTCGTATTCGCTTGCGGCGATCTCGATCGCGAAATCGCCGTTCGACGCGGTGATCAACGACGGGGCGTTTTGCGTTGCGGTACTTGATACACGCGGGCCGGTTCCGTCGATCGCGAAATTCGACGGATACGGAATCGACCCAATAAGAAAAACGGCGGCGACCGTGGCCGCGAATGAATAACGATTCATAGCTGGCCTTTTAGATTAAAACTTTTATGATGTCGGCGATAGCCTTGATTACAGCGACCCAAAAATCGCGGGCCCCCTCCCAATTAAAATTCGACCAATCGATGTTCCCGAATTCGACCGGCGTTCCGACTGGGATTTCGTCGACGCCTGACGGCGGCCCGCGCTCCGACGTTCCGGCCGACCGAAGTTTCAATTCGGTGTCGGCTAGGTCATACGATTCCTGCATTAACGATTTAGCTTCGTCGCGGGCTTTCTTCGAAAAGATCATTGCTAACTTGACTTGACGCTTTTCGCGTTTCGATAAATCGCATTCTGGCGAATCCAAGATTTCGCAAAACTTTTTAAGAAATGATTTTTCGCGTTTTCGATTCCAGAAACCGCCGACCGCGATTTCGTCGGCCGCTGGGTTGATCGCTTTCAACGGCTCCGGGGCGGGTGGCGTTTCTAACGCGTCTTTAAGGGCGACCGCCGCGTCGATCAGATTGTCGATTTTATCAATCAGAGCGGCGGTTTCGTCGGCGTCTAGCGACGCCACGCATTCGGGGCAGTCTACGGTGGCGGCATTGCTGGGCGGCGACTGGGCGGCGGCTGGGGCGATCAGGATCGCGAACACCGCGACGGCGGCGGTTGCGACGATCAAGACTTTGATTCGTGGCGTCATTGTTTTGGCTCCGGGAAGAAATGTTGAAAACTTAACTTTCCGGATTTTGCACGATTCCCGGCGGCGACGCGGGCAAAAAAGTTTTTTTTGTTTTTTTTGTTTCCCGTCTTGGTTTTATTGTTGACGAATGATTATTTGAGCAAGTCCTTCAACAACGCGATTGAATCTAAAATTAACATTCGTTCGCTATCGGCAAGCGTGTTTCCGTCGGCGTAGTTGATCGATAAATAATAGATGTGGTGGGCCGTGTGTTTTAACTTTCCGATCGCGGAAAACGCCACTTTGTCCGCCTCGTAAACGGATCGTAGCACGCCTTTTTTAAGCTTGTTTGTTTTTACGATCGCAAAATCGGGCGATTCGCAAACCTGCCAAAGCATGTCGACATAAGACGCGTCGATTTGGCGTGGAATTCCCCACGTGTCGAAACGGTTCGGGGCTTCGTCGTCTAAATTCACCTCGTCTAACGCCCGCACGAATAACGGGGTATCGGTTCGCAACGTTCCCCCGTTGTTTTCCGTTCGTAAGATAATCACGCGCAGAGCGTGCGTTTTCCTGCCTAAATCATTCATAATTTGATATTGCCGGTGTTTGTCTCGAATCAGCCTTTCCGATCGTTTCTGGGCGGCATACCGTTTAGAAATACATGCCAGCAACCAAGTAAGAAAAATTTTTGCCAATTCCATTTTTAAAGCGTCCGGTTTTTTCATCGTTTTTCGAATAAAGTGATAGGCAAAACTTTTAAAAGCCCGGCGACGTGTCCGCGTCGGCGGGCTTTATTCGTTTTCATATTATCGCGGGGCGGCGGGCCTTGGGCGGCGGGCAAAAAAAGCTTTACAGATTCTGTAAAAACCGGCGGCGATCACCTGAGAAAATCAGCGACCGGCAAGTCGTCGCGAAGCGTGACCAACTGGCGAACCGTTTCGGATCGCGAAACAACGCCCCGAACCGGGTAATTAAAAAAATAAGTGCTTGCCCGGTTAGCTAGACCGGATAAAAACAAGTTATCCGCCACCCGCTGGCGACTTCATGAAACACCCCCAATGCGTCTGTGCCTTCTTCCCGCTCCGGTGCCCGTACAGCGGTTTTTCTTCCGTCAGCGCCAACACTTCCCGCAACGGTATCTCGGCTTCACACCACTTGAAAATCAACGTCCCGTGTGGCTTCAATACGCGGAAACACTCCGCAAACCCGGCCCGCAAATCATCCCGCCACGTATCCGCAAGCAAACCGAAGTCAAACGCGATTCGACCAGTCGCTCCTGCTCCCTTGTGGAAGTGTGGCGGGTCAAACACCACATGCCAGAACGTCTCATCCGGGTAAGCCATCTGGCGGAAATCCGCGATTTCATCCGGGGCCACAACCTTTGGCTTTCGCCCCTTTGTTCCGGGCGTGCCAACATCAATCACCCGCACGCCTTTCCGAATGTCGTTGTACACTGCTCGCTCGTCTGTTCGGTCAAACCAAAACATTCGCGTACCGCAACACGGATCGAGAACAGCCGGATAACAAGGCGGTGAACCGGAGTTGCCGTCTACGTCGGTCTTTGTATTCATAGTCTTCCCCGGCAACCCGGTTACCTTGATCGTTATCTTAAATAATCAGCGACCGGCAAATCGTCGCGAAGCGTGACCAACTGGCGAACCGTTTCGGATCGCGAAACAAAACGCTTGATGCTGGCCGTCAATTTTTGCGATCCGCTTATCTCTGGCATTCGAAAAACTTTTTCGACGTCGCCCGCGGCGCGAATTAACTTCGCGGCGGTCTTGGGCCCGATCCCGTCGACGCCTTTGATATTATCGCCAGCGTCGCCGATTAGCGTTTGATAGCCGATCCATTGATCAGGATCGACGCCAAATTTTTCTTGGCAATCCGACGCGGTTAAAAAATCGACCGGGCCGTCGGCCGACGTGACTTTTTTGCAAATCGTGACAAGCCCCGCCCGTAAGCATTGGTTTAAATCTTTATCGCGTGAAACTAGCAACACGCGGTCGCCGCGATCCGAAAGCGTTTTTGCGAAACTGGCCAAAACGTCGTCGGCTTCGAATCCCTGAATCTCGGCGATGATCCATCCCGCATCCATAGCGCGATCTTTCGCCAGCTTCAACGACTTAACTAAATTCAATTCTTTCGGCGGGCGGTTCGCTTTGTAATCTAGCGAAATCGTTTTTCGGTACGAATCGGGCGAATCAAAAGCCGCGATCAAGTGTTGCGGTTTGCATGTCCGTTCGATTGCCTCTAATTGGCGAATAAACGTCGCTGTCTCGACGTTGCCTTTTCCGGCTTTGTAATTCACCGTGATTTGATTGGTCGCGTCAACGACCACGCCAAGCGGCGGTTTTCGATCGATCATCGGCGGGCGTTAAAAAGCTGGTTTTGTGAAATCTTTTTCGGTGGTGGTGGCGGCGGGGTCGCGGGTGTTCCGTGTGGCTGGCCGCGATCCGGGGCCGCACCTGAATTTTTGGCCGTGAACTCTGGCCGCTGAATCAATTCAGACTTTACACGCGGGGCGATTTGCTGGCGGGCTTCGTCGGGAGTCTTGCCCGCGTTTTGCAAGTCGCGAACAAAATCAAACCAGTCGATGTGAATCGGTGACCCGTCCGGCATAGAAAACCGCCTTCGGATTCGGCCGATCATGCCATTAAATTCGTTTTCATATTCGGCCGGGTCGGTTTTTCGAAAAGCGACCATCGGTTTAACGTTTGGCGTTCGTGGATCGTCGGCGGGCGACGGCTCCGACGAAGCGAATTCTAGTTGTCGGATTTCCTCGAATGCCTGATCGATTAACGCTTGGGCCGTCCGTAGCTTTTCGAGTATCTTTTTTTGTGGGCTCATCGTGTGACTTTCTTAATCCCTTGAAGCTTGCAAGCGGCGACGAAACGTTTTCGTGATTCGTCGAAACTGAATTGTTTTTTATGTTGCCAAAAATTGTCGGTCAAAAACTTTTCCGAAATCAATTCGCCATTTGGGAACACTAACGAAACTTTCGCGGCACTCGCATAAGTCCGAAATTCTTGGTCGTTAACGATCGCGGCGGCGGTCGTTTTTGTCTCGAATGGCCAACGCCCGTTTTCGAGCCAATACACCAACGCGCCCGCGTTGGCTTTCGGGTTCGCCCGGCGGAATGCCGGGAAACCGGAAATGGTTTCGGCGATCTCTTTCGGCGTGGCCCCGCGATCCAACGCGGCGTCAATTGCGGCGGGTTTGTTGACGCCTACTTTTTTTGCTTCGGCTTTTAATTCCTCGACAAACGTCGCCGCAATTGGAGCGGTCGCGGATCGCGGGTCGGTTTTGCCCGGCGGCGTAAACTCCGGGGCGGCTTTTTTTGTTTCAACGTCGCAAGCTTTTACCGTTTTGACTTCGCGCGGCGGTTGCGACTCCGGTTTTTTTTCAGCGGCGGACGGACGGCTAAACAAACGGGCGAAACGGTTTTCGCAAACCAACGACTTCAACCGCTCAAACGAAATTTGATATTTGACGACGCGATAGAACCGCCCGACGACCTCGAAAATTCCTAGGCTTTGCAAAGCCTTAATTGCACGTTGAACGGTTCGCAAAGCGATACCGTAATCGCCAGCGATCCGAACCATTGACGGCCACGAATCCCCGTTTTCGTTTGAGTATTGCACGAAAGCATTTAGCACCGTTTTAATCGTTCCGCGTTTGACGACGCGGGCGACGCCGCCTTCGACGATCTTAACGTCGGCGATCACGGCGTCGCGGGAAATGTTGATCCGACCGCGAATCGTGGTTTCGTTGTAGTGATTTTCTGTACGTTTTTTTGCGAATTCGTTTTGCATTGTTTTAGGCAATTCGTTCAATTGCGGCGGTCAAGATTGTGAGTTTTAGCTGTCCGGATTTTTCAATTTTCAAAAATCCAGCGGCGGCGATCGCGGACGAAACGCGATTAAAAAAGCGTTCGTTTAACCCGGTCAAGTCGCAAAATTTGCGAATATTAAGCGTCGACGGGTGGGCTAACGCGTGGAATAAAAGCAACTTTTGATCGTCCGGTTTTACGATCCGATCCCGGCCGCCTTCACTGATTTTCAAATCTGGCAAATCGGCGGCCGAAATCATTTGCAAGGTTTCGTTAATCGTTTCTATCATCGTTGCAAAATGTCGCTTTCGACGACGTTCGCGAAGCCGTCCGGGGTTGTCGAAAATACCAAACCAAGTTGCTGACCGTCCGCCGGGCGTGGCGGCGATTCGTTTCGAATTCGGTCGGCGACGTCGATTTCGATTGATAAATTTTCCTGCGCATAAGCTACGATTTCAGCGTCGGCCATCACGCCGCGAAATAGTTTTCTTAATGCCGACGCCTCGTCGTGTTGCACGACGTCGACCGATATTCCAAGCGTTTCGGCGACTTCTTTTTGCGTCATTCCTGACGGCCTGTAATCGCTGGTTCGCTTCCAATGTGGGTTGTGTTCTCGCATTTTTTAAACTCCGTTTCTTGCGAATTTCGGCGGTTGAAAATGTTACTTATTAAGCCAGTCGCGAAGGGTTCGGCGTGCGTTGTCTTCGCCGTGCGAAACGCCGAGTTGAAACCCGGCCAAATAGAATTGAAGCACTTTTTTTACGACCGTCACCGGCAATTCACCGTCGATAAACCCGATCACTTTTCCGGTTTTATCCGAAACCGCATAACTGCCGCGTTCGACTTTCAATTGCAAGCTGCCGAAGGAAAGCGTTTCACCGTTGACGACTGAGAATCCAAGCCGATTCAATTTTTCCTCGGCAAACGTATGTGGTGTTTTCGTTGGCATTTTTTTCCTTATTCAAAAAAGTAGATCGACGCGTTTTGGCCGGTGATCTTGCAACGCCGGGTCGTTTCTGATTTCCTTATCCGCCCGGCGTCGCAAGATTCTTTCACGCGTTTTCGATAGCTGTCGGTTTTCCCTTTTCCGTCGGCGTATTTTTCCCACGCGCCGACGGCGATTTCTTCGGCGGTCGCCGCCTCAGCTTCCGTGGCGGCGTAAATCCTGATCCAGCGACAAACCAAGTCGGCGATTTTTGGGCGAAAGCTTTTAATCGCCTTCGCGCCTTGCTGGCTGGTTTGCGGGTCGGTCGTCCGTGCGATCGCCATTCGTTTGACTCCGAAAAAAATCAGCGGGCCGGGTCGTTGTCACACGCCCGAAGAATTTTCGAGCCCGGCCCGCCGTTGTCTCGTTTCGGCGTGTGACGGGGCCGAATGTAGCACACGTTTCCGGGCGGTTTAGTCGCCTGCGCATGCAATGCGCAGACGCCAAAACAAATCCGCCCCGTGTTTTTTCGGATTAGATAAACCGCCCCGAAATTTTCGAAAAAATGAAAACCCGAAATGCGCATTCGTTCCTAAAATGCACCGGATTTTACACCGCTTATTTTCAAAACTGCCGTTTTCCCCGGCGTTTTTGCCATCCCTTGCCCGATCTTGTATCAGTCGAAATGCGATTTTTTGCCAGTTTTATGCGCACGCGATTTTTTTCAAAAGTTTTTTATTGCTGTTTTTACGTGGTTTTTTACGTGTGAAATGACGTCCTGCGCATGCAATGCGCATTTTCGGCCACAAATGCGCCGAATGCGCATCGAAACAGAATGCACCGGATTTTGCACCGGATCGCCCCGGATGGTTGGAAACAGACGCCCGCGCGGGCCTGCATTTTGTAACCGGCCCGGCGGGCCGGGTGATCTGGCCCGGCGGGCCGGGTGATCTGGCCCGGTGGGCGGTCAAAAGTTAAAAGAAGATCAAAAGATTTATTAAGTAAAAACAAATTCTTTTAATTCGTTCAAAAGAATGTCGCGGGCTTCGTCGGTTAATAACGAAAGCTCTGATCGCAATACAGAACGATCTGAAATGATTTGCGACAATTTCGAAACGGGGTTCGCCGCTTTCGCAAAATCAGAGTCGGAAACCGAAAAGTAATTTTCGGCGGCGATTTTCGAATCGTGCCCAATCCAAGCCGCTTCGATTTTTGCCCCGAATTCTCGCTCAATTTCGTTCGAACGCGTCGCCCTTAGATTCTGCACCAATCGCGGCCAAGGTTTTAACCTGGCCTTTTTTATGGCCGCCGACAAAGCTTCGTAGAAAAACGACTTTGAGTGCGAACGCGACGCCGGGAACACAAATTGACGGTCGAAAGTTTCCGCCCGCATAGCTTCGAGCGGATCGACCATTTCCGGGAAAATCGGGATCGACCGAAACTTTTTCGTCTTTTGCCCCCAAATGCGAATTTTTTGATTATCAAAATCGACATAGTCCCATTCGAGCGAACGGGTTTCGCTTGGAGCTCGAACGCCGCCCCATCGGGCGAAAGCGAACGTCAATTTGTGTTCCGTCGGAAAACCTGAGTCGAGATTTTCAAAAACTGCGTCGCACGTCTCACGATCCACGAAAAAAAAATTGCTTTCGTTCCTAGGCGTCGGCGTTTTAATATCCGCGAACGGATTTCGAAAAATCGATTCTGTTTTAACCGCCCGGTTGAAAACAATCTTCGCCGACGAAAGCAACGTCGAAACGCTTGACGGCGAAAGCTTCCGGGAACCATCGCCCCGCTTTGAATCTTGGCTTCGTAGCGACCTAGCGAAATCGTCGGCGTCGCCCGGCGTGATCGACGCCAAGCGGCCATCGCGACCGAAGAAGCGTTCAAGATAAACAAACGCCCATTCGTAATTTCTAGCGGTTTTCTGTTCTAGTGACTGATTCGATTCCCTCAACGAATCAAGCAAATCGCCGACCGTGATCAAAAGTTGACGCCGATCAATAAGACCGATTTTTGCAAGCCGGTTTCGCATTTCTGGCGACTGCCTAGAAACCCACGCCAACGACGCGACGTCGGCCGAGACTCCGGCGGCGATTGAATCACAAATCCGATCGACGTGGCGTTGTATCTCTTTCGCTTGGGACTTCCCGGAAACGTTTAACCGAATCGAATGTCGGCGGCGATTGTGCGAAACCTGAATCGTGAACTTTCCGTTTTCCCGGCGGAACAATGACGACATTTTCAAAACCTCAAAAAACGCGTGACAAACCCGCATTTTATGGGTGGTGGTGGTGAATCACAACAAAACACCCCGCGCGCAAATTTGACGCGGGCCTAGGGACCGCGATAAAGCCTGATTTTTGGGGATCAGTACCTAAAAGGGGGCCTTTTTTAGCGTGTTTCTAGTGCAAATCGCGGATTTCAGAAGCAAAAAACCGGGCGTTTTAGTGATTTTCGGCCCAAAAACGGTCAAAAAAACCGGGATTTAGGCCGGTTTTTAGTCTCTTTTCACAAGCGAAACGCGACCAAAACAATTAGATTTCACGGCCAAATCCGTAAAATCGAATAGGCGCGAATTGGCCTACTTAGTTTCACGTAAGTCGACGATGTTGGTACACCAGTCACCCGCCTCGGTCACAAATCCAAGCTTCACGACATAATCGCCGGAAGCAATGTCGGTCGAATAGTCATTTGTGATTGCCCCCGAACGATCAAGCCAGAAGTTATCGCCCGCTGTAAGAGTTCCGCCGAAATCAATAATGTCGCCATTCGTAAAACTGTAAATAACTTGCGACCCGGTTTCGGCTTTTGTTACCGATATCCCAATAACAACGCTTTGTGTCGCGTCTGTTGGGTCTGACGTCGCAACCTTAACGACTGGGTTTGAAGGATCAGTTACACTATCAAGATAAAGCGGTTGGATTATGTCGATTGCTCCGCCCGCCTCTCGACCGCCTAGGGCATTTAACGTTTTAAGAAACGGTTTAGAGTTTACGGGAACTGCTAATGCTGTCATTGAATTATCCGGTTGTGGGATTTACGCCGCCGCCCGGCGGGATGGTCCCGATTTCAGGTATTGAAAGTCCGTTGTAAAAAAGCGGATTGCGGGGCGAATAAATCACGAACCCGCCGACGGCAAATTGCCAATTAAAATCTGAGTCGCCGCCGTTAATTGCGCCGCGTGAAAATTCAACGCCGACCGACGCCCCGCCACCCTGTAAATTATCAAGGCTTTCTTGGCTAATCGCAAAAGCCCCGCTAATGCAACCGTGCCAAGTTCGGCCCAATGCGCCGCTATCTAAATAATCTTCCCAAAGTCCGCCATACGTGTCGAAGTTTGAGTCAATGCCGCCGCTTCTAATTTGAGTATCAAACCCGCCGCAAGCGTTTTCGGCAGCAAAGATTATCCCGACGCCACTACTAACGGCGGTTCGCTGGGCGTCGTACAAAAACGCGGAAATCTCGACCGTGGGATAAGTGTACAAAGTCGCAAACGGGTTATAGTTACCATCGGCGGCGGGCGCGTTGCGGATTCCGTCGACGTGTCCGCTCCCATCATAAGAAAATTCGACGCCATGCGTTAACAAACCGACGGTCGTTTGTTCTGGCGGCGGGTCGTTTATTCGAATCGCCCACGGGATCGAATAAGCAAAAACGCCCGGCGATTTAATCGCGTACCGACTCGAAACCCCGGACGGCCCAATAACTGAATGGTTATTGGATCGCATTAAAAAGTCGACGGTTTGTGCTGTCCCGTATCGATCGACGCCGCCGCTATAAAGAAGAAGGTTTGAACTTGACAAACCGCGATAGCTGTAACCTAAAGAATCAGAATGGCAAGCGATCACGGGTTCGATATCACCGCCGCTGGGAATCACCGTCCAAATCCCTTTTTCGAGACTGACCTTAACGATATCGTCGACGCTTAACGAATCTGAACCGTTCACCGTTACGGCTTCAATGTTTGCGGTCGCCGATCGGGCGGTCGGCGTGGCGGCGGTTGTCTTGTCGAAGATATCAACCATCACGGCGTCGAAAACATTCGCGTCGGCCGTCGTTGCGATTATCTTCGCCCATCCTTCCGTCTTACGTGGTTTGGCGGAACGTTCGACGGTTGATTCAATTCGAGCGATCGCGGATTTTAAATCGCGGTTCTCTCTTTCAATTCGGGCGATCCGGTCGGATATTTTTTCGGTTGGCGGCATAGTTATTTTTAAACAAAATTCCTGACGTCAAATTCGCTGTTTCCGGTTTGAATTAACGTTTCGGCCAAACCCGCCGTTTCGCTTCCGACCGTGACTGGCAAAGCCAACTCGACCGACGTAATCGGCGTATTCGCTCCGCTGTTGGTTGCGAACGCGTTCCCGCTGCCCGCGTCCGTTAGGTCAATTTCCGGGCCGTCGATTCGATAGCTGATCGCGTATTCGCTGCCGATGGTTGAAGTTAAATAATAGATTTGGCCGGGTGTTAACGGGGCAGGTAAAACGGCGGAATCTTCCAAATAGAAAACAACCGCTTCGCCGCTGGCATACGGCCCGCCCGTGATCGAAACGCGATTCGTGGTCGCGTTAAACGTCGCCGCGATCCCATCGGTTAAACTGGCGACGATCGCCCCTAACTCAAAATCGCCGAAATGGTTTGTCGAAATTCGCAACGTCGCCCGGTCAAGCGAATACCACAAATAAGCAAACTCGGCGACCGCTTCAACTTGTTCCGAATCATCGCGGACGAAGCCAGCGGCCGAACGCCGTTTCAAAGCTCCGGTCGCCTCGTTCACGCCAACGACCGTTCCGTCGGCGACGTGGTGTTTTTGGAACCGATCGCCGACGTCGATTCGTTTCGTGCGAACCATGTCCGCGATTGGCGACGCTTCGCCGACCGTGGCTTCGCAATAGTCGTTCCCGTATGCGGCGACGGTAAAAATCGCTGTGCAATAATTCCAAGACTTTGTCGCGAAATATTCCGCCTCATAAGCCAATGGCGAAAAACGGCTCGTCAATTTTCCTTCCAAATCGCCGACCGTAATCGGGGCGATCATGTGTTGCGGCTGGCCGATGACCTGAACATAAAACGCGGGCTCGTTTTGGTCCGGGGCGACTTCAATCGAAAAATCGTATTCGCTGCGCTCCGTGTTCGCCAGCGTTGAAATCTTATTGCCCTCGATCCATTTCGACGCGTCGTCGACCCGTTTGAAAAACGAAAGCGACGACAAATAACGTTCGCCGATTTCGTCGTCTTCGTCGGTTCGAACCGTGGGCGTCGTGCCGCCTTCGTAGTCGTAATTTTTCAAAAGCGGTAATTGATCAATGAATCGAAAATTAGGCGGGTAGAAATCTTGCCCGGTCACCGGGTCGGAATCTGGTTCCGGTAAAGCATAATTCGCCGTTCCGCCGTTCTCCCCGTTTTTAACTTGGCCGCTCCAATGGTCGGCGTGATCCGGGTCGTCGACCTTCACGCCGAAACGCGAATAAACATTTCGAAACATGACGTGCGACCGGGCGACGTTGTCCGCGACTTCTCGGTCGGCGATTTCAGCGGCTCCGGGATACCCGCCGTCGGTCGACGCCGCTTCGTCGTAGGCTGTCTTTAAATTCGACTTCCATTTTTCGACCAAGTTTCCGTCGGGGCCGGAAAGTGAAAAACAATAAACCGCCCGGCCGCCGACAACGCGAACGCGATCGAATCTTGATTCGTTGTTGATCTGTACCAAGATCGAACCGGCCTGAAAACCACTTGTTAAGAAAATGTAACGGTTCGGATTTTGTGGAATCTTTTGATTTGGCGGCGACGTGATCGGCAAATCGATATCTTGCGAAGCATACGTGAACGGCTTGATTTTGATTGTATCCGGCGTGGCGGTTTCGTCGACTTCCAAAAAATAACCAAGCCCCCGCGAACGTGTGATCAGCGAATCGATAAACGATTTCGCCTTTTGCCCTTCCGGGTTCACCTCTGGCGAATCGTAGTCGGGCAACACGCCGCCCGAATCATCTAATTCAAACGGGATGTTTAACGTGCCGGAATCGTCAACCGGCGTTTGCGTGGCCGCGACATATTCGACAATGTCGCGAGTCGACCATTTTTCGTTTCCGGTCGGATCGGTAAAAAGCTTGTAGCCTGAAAACCCGTAATGCTTCGACGAAAGTTTATTTGTTGATCGGTTCCCGACGTTGCCTTGATTGAAAGTCAAAACCTGAGTAATCGTTTTTGCGGTCGTTCCGTCCGCCTGATCGACAAACCAAACCGATTGATCGATATTTTTTTCGGTTAGTAGTTTTTCCAGCCCTGCGCACGTGATCGTAATCGAACCGTTATCGTCGTCGTCGATCGTAGTCGCAACGCCAAACCAAATTTTCGTCTTGCTGGCGGTCTTCTCCCCGGCCGTCGCGGTTCCCGCCAATATTTCGTGGCCGACGAAAGTCAACTTAACGAAATCGCCGCGACTGATTGGCGGGGCTCGCTTGTAAGTTGTAAACGATCCGGCTTTCGCGATATCAACCGAACCGTATCGATAATGCAACGTTGCCGACGGCATTTCCGGGTTAGTCGTCCAACGGGCCGTCCGGCAAAAAACCGTCGCACTATGATCTGACCAAGTATCCGCCCAATCGGTTCGACTCTCGACCGTTTGCGTTACCCCGCCGTTGTCGGCGATATCTAAATCGATCGTTTTTAATGCCATTTATTCGCCCGCCGCTTTCGCCCGGTAATCAACGACCGGAACCGCTTCGCGTTCTCGCAAAATCAACTCGACTTCGGCCGGGTCGGTTTCGGAAAAAAGTTCCCCTTGTTTATGCAAAAATTCGATCGACTCGGAAACCGGATCGGCGATCGCGGTTAACACGTCAAATTCGCGGGGCGGTCTTTTAACCGAACTAACTTTCGTCGAAAATTCAAGTTGCCCGCGTTCGTTTTTTGGGGCGATCCGAAGTTCGATTGAAAACGACCGAACCTTTTTAATATTCGGCCGTTTCAAACAATCCAAAACCGCCGCTTGAATTTCGGCGGTCACTTCATCGTTAAACCGCTGGTCGACCTTGCAAAGCGTTTCGGCGGTTAAATCGGTCTGTATAAATTCGCTCGATCTCATTCTAAAATTTGCCCCTTGATTCTGTTTTTTGTGGTGATGGTTGCGGCGGGCTCGTCCACGTCGTAAACGAAAATATACGCGTCTTCGGTTGTGTCGTCGTAACGATCGCGAATCGTTGCATTGCACCTGAATCCATTCGCCCGAAAAAACATTTGCGCCGCGAAATTCGTTTCGCGAACTTCCAGCGAAACCGTTTTTCGGCGGGTTGGTGAAAGCTTCCCGATGATCTTTCGAATCATTTGACGGCCGACGCCCGCGCGGCGGTCGTCTGGGTGCACCGCGAAGTTAATCAAATACAACGACTCTTTTTTAAGCTCGTAAACCATGAACCCCGAAATATCGTCGTCGTTTTCGGCGACCATCCCGATCACGTTCCGTTTACGAAGTCGATCGATGAAATCGTCTTCGCTCCACGGGAATTCAAAAGCGTGGTTTTCAATGTCGATCACTTCCGGCAAGTCGCGTTTAATCATCCAGCGAATATGCACGGGCGTTTCGTTTAGAGCGATTTCGTTTTGCATGGCTCCGGCTTTCTACGCGTTGTCGTAGCAACTGAACACAACTTGCAACGGCGAGTCGCCCGTCAGATTGCTGGCAAGCTTGACGCGGCATTTTCGCGACGCCATCGTCTCTGGCGGAACGTTAAAAATTCGGTTTGTGTTGCCGAACGCGATCGCGGCGACCGTTTCGTTTAGTGAATCTTTCGCGGCCTCGAAATAGTCGTCGTCGACTTCGTCGGCTTTCACACGATTAACTTCGATTTGCCAAGTTCCTGTCGGAACGGCCGAACCATCTTTTCGGCGAAACTGGATCGTGCCGAACAATAAACCGGAAACGTTAATTTCGTCGCTAGTCGCACTTCCGACCGCAATTTCGGCGACGTGCTGGCGGATAACCTGAGACATTCAAAAGACTTTCGAACATGGTTTGAAATGGAAAACCATATTCTCGCGGGGCGGCGTAAATGCTACGCCGAAGTTTTCGAAAAACCGTCTACTTGTTTTTGTTGGCTAGTCTTGCCGCCGTTTCAACGTCCATAACATTGATCTGCTGAACGGTCATTTGTGGGCCGAAACCAAGAACGTATTTCATTACAAACTGCAACGATTTATTGTCGCCTTGTTTTGCCTTTTCGACTTGCTTTTTCACAATCTCTGAAACGTCATCTTCGTTGATCGCGTTAAAAATCGCGTGCCTTAGTTGGCATTGCATCGCGACGGTGTTTGTGTGGCGGTCGATTGTTTTTTCGACTTCTGTGATAGATAACGTGTTCTTGCTTTCTGGCATGGTTCAACCTCTAAAGCCACCATGTATAAGTCTTGGTGGTTTCCCTTTCCTTTATGTGTAATTGCTGATTCTAGTCGGACGACAAGCCCGGCCCTCTGCAATTCCGCTAGGTAATTGTGCCCCGGAACCCTTTTGTTTTTAAATGTATGTTGGACGCCGACCCACTTTAAGCCAATTGCTTTTGCGATCTGTTTTCGAGTCATCGGGCCTAGCTGAAAAAGAGTCTCTAAAATTTGCACCGACCGCAAAGACAAATAATCCGGCCAACCAAGATTCCTAGCGACTCGCTTCATTTCTTTCGAACGCAATTCAGCAAGGTTTTTAACGCCTGCGGCGGCGCATTGTTCTTTCGTTTTCTTCGCGACTCGCTTTCGGTATCTGGCGTTTCTCCCGTTTGGGATCATGCCCATTTTATGAATTCTTTCGCGTATGCTTCGATGACCAATATCGACCGCCTTTTCTATTTCACTCGACGACCACCCTTTCAAATGCAACTGTTTAATCTTGCAATCACGGCGGGCCGCCGCCGCCCTGTCGTGCGTTTCACACACCCCGATTTTTCGGGCGTGCTGGTAAACCGAACTGACAGACCGCGAAAGATAACTCGCAATGGTATCGACCTTTTTTCGGCCGTAATGCTTGATAACATACTCGGATTCCGTGTCTGTCCAACGACGACCAACCATTTGAATAAACCTTTCAAATCACCAACAATCACGCCGCGATATCGCGGCTTATCAACGTCCAATCACAAACCAGTTTCGCACGGCCCACGGTTTCGGCTCCGCCGTATGCGGCGACGATCGCTTTTTCTTCGACCGGCTTGCAATTCAAGATCGTGTATTTTCGCGGTTCCTGAGTCCCGCCGTACGTGATCGACTCGGTTGATCCCTTGGCCGCCAAGTAAGATAGCAACGCCGTTTTCGCGGCGGCAAGCGACGCAAAATCGCGGAAACTCCGCATCGTAAACGGCGTGCCGCGTTTGGTCGTTTCTAGAAAAATGGCGACGTCTTCAACGCCGTGTCGCGATTCAAAATTAACGACCGGCGACCGATCTTCCGGGACGCCTTCAAGTGTCACAAAATTAAAACTTCCGATCGCCTCATTTGCCGCCATCTTTTCCGCTCCTGAAAATAAAAAATAGCATACGCCCGGCGGACGCGATTCGCGGGCGGAATCACTTAAAATAAGAAAGCTTGCGACGCACTGTTTTCAGTAACGGGTTCGCGTTCGACCGGGAACGTCGCCGCCGTCGCCGCCGTCGCCGCCACTTGCCGCCGGTTGCATACCCAATCACCAAAACCGATTCGGCGGAACGGCAAACCAAGATCGACAAACAATCGAACACAATCCCCACAAAAAAAGTAATGCGTGCCCGCGTGGGCGTCTTTCATTTCGAACGTCGAAAGCTGGGTTTGCCCGGCATGGCTTTCTTTGCACGCAATGTAGCAACACGGCTTCGACATGGTTAAAACTCCGGCTTGTAAAGCAAATTTGAAAGCTTCAAATGCCGCCAAGTTTTACCCCGCAAAATATCGCCCGCGTGGTTCGGTGAAATCTTGAACTTGATAGCGACGTCGCGGATCAATCCGCCCTTTTTTTCGTAATGGGCCCGAATCGCTAAAATGTCCTTTTCGGTTAATCGTGACGTTCGATGAAGCTCGCCGCGCGTATCTGGCAAATCCGCCGGGTGTTGCTCCCAACAATCCGACCGGCGATTCGTTAAACGCGGGTCGATTGGTTTCGATTCTCGATCTTTCATTCGTCTAATTCTCCGGGGTTTGCTTTTTTTGGTTTTTCGTTTAGCCGCTTCGCGTTCACAATCCTTTTTTGAAAAATCGTTTCGTCTTGGATTCTCGCGACTGGGGCGGCGTTTAATCTTGCCCGCGTTCACTAGCCGATTAAATTGGCTGACCGACTTTCCGACGATCTGGCGGGCCGCCTCGTCTGAAATCCATTCGTCTAACCCGCACTTTCTAAGTAGAAAATTTTCAAGTTCCGTTCGCGGTACAAACCATTCGCCGTTTGACGTTTCGCCATAGGCAACAAACGGCAAAAATTCGGTGTCGGCCCATTCGAGCGATTGGTTAAATTTGGCCGCAATTTCGGAACGGGTTAAAATGAAACCCAATGGATCAAATAGACTCACGCGATTGACTTTCTTTCAAGTCAAGATTTTTGACGCGGCCAACACCCCTAAAGGCGGAAATTCTACTTTTCAAGTAAAAAAAGTGATACATTTCAGAGAAAACCACGAAAAAGCTTGAAATAAAACTTTCAAGCCGCGACCGGATTTCGTATCATAAGACACGAATCGCCGGGAACGGCGCTTGCGGGTTGCGTGGCGGATAGCCTTGGAAGCGAAGCCACACAACCGATAAACAAAACAACGGAAGCCGTTGAAAACGCCAACTTTCAACGGCTTTTTTTTGTACTAACTGCTGATAGAACGCCTCCATGTTTTAAGCGGAAACAACGCGGCGAAAAAAAACAGCGAGTTGTTTTTTGTTTCGTGGGCAGGCGAAACGTGGTAAGAATAATTCCTCCGCTGATCAAGGCGAAACGGTTCTGCAATACTAAACCGATTTTTCACGTTTTTCGGACGCGATGAGGCGTTTTCCGATATTGATTCCATTCCTGAAACTCCATTAAAATTCAGCACTGAATTTTCGGAAGAACCAACACTTCTAGAGTGCAATCCGTTTTTTATTGAAAAATGCGGTTTGCGTGAGGGCGACGCCTGAGTATGATTTCGGGCGTTGTCGGCGGTTGGTAGAAGTGTTATTTCTTCCATTTGCCGTCGTGTCGTTGGTAGCGACGCGACGGACGGCGGCAACATTATTTTTGCCGCGAACCCTTTATTGCGGAAATTACAGAAACTTGCAATCTGATTTTGTAGGGAAAACCCAAAATTTCTGTTTTTCTATAAAACATAACGCTCTTTTGAATCCAAAACCAAGACGCCACGAAATGAACGAATCGAAAAATCAAAATTCCGCCGACCGAATTGTCGCGGCATTGGAAAAACTCAATCAAACAAACTTGAAAATTTGGCAAGATCACGAAACCAGCTTTCGACGCCTCTTTTTTCTCGGTTGTGGCCTGCTTGGCGTCGGCGTGGTCGCTTTGCTGGCTTTGCTGGCGAAATGACCTGAATAAAACACAATATTTGCACCCGTTACCCTAGGGGCTGGCGATCAAATTTTTAGCCGTTTTCAGCCTGTGGCATAGGCTTCTAGCCTGTGACTGAAAAACCAGCGGTCGCGTGGCATAGGCTTCTAGCCTGTGGCGGGTTTCTCTTTTACCCGTGACCTTTTTACTGTGTTTCTTCTTGGTTTCGGTTCCCGGTCGCGGCGGCCGCTTGTGAACGAAGCTTTTTCAACTCCTCGACCGTTGATCGCAAAAGTTTCAATTGTTCGCGGCGATCGTTTTCGTCGATGCCACTTCCAAACGGGTTAATCGAAAAACGGTTTTGCACTTGCTGTTGTCGCGTGGTCAATTGATCGATAAACGTGTCGATTTGCGAAACGGGCGTCGAACCCGATAACGCGTTCATCTCGACCGACTCGGCCATAAAGTTCAACGACGACGAAGCTAAGTTTCGGGCCCGCGTGGCCGCCAACGCCTCGACTGCTTGGTTTCTGGCTTCGGCAAGTGGGGCCATTCCGGTCGATTCTAGATATTGCTCTTTTGCGGTCTTGCCGCTTTTCTGGATTCCCTGAAGTTCTAATTCTTTTGTGCCGCCGATCAATAGCGAACGCATTTCGTCGACCCGCTTCGGCGACGACGTGATCTTGCTCAATGCGTCG